TGCAACTATGAATACTCTGCCTATTCGTATTGTGGACGTCATTCCTGCCACGGCCACCGGCTCAGACGCGTATGTGGAAATGGTCGTCAAGATCAACACCCATACATACAACAACACCACTGGGGTTTAAGGAGTTAAATCATGGCAATTTCTCGTGCCCAACTACTGAAAGAACTCCTGCCCGGCTTGAACGCCCTGTTTGGTTTGGAGTATGCTCGCTACGGCGAGGAACACAAGGAAATCTACGAGACCGAGACTTCCGAGCGTTCGTTCGAAGAGGAAACCAAGCTGTCTGGCTTCTCCGCCGCTCCGGTGAAGAACGAAGGCAGTGCGATCCAGTACGACAACGCGCAAGAAGCTTGGACAGCTCGCTATACACACGAGACCATCGCTATGGGCTTCTCGATCACCGAAGAGGCGATCGAAGATAACCTGTACGACTCGTTGTCTAGCCGCTACACCAAGGCTCTGGCTCGTGCGATGGCCTACACCAAGCAGGTCAAAGCCGCCGCTATTCTGAATAGCGGTTTCGCTGGTGGCCCCACCTACGGTGACGGTCAGACCCTGTTCAGCACCCAGCACCCCCTGATCAGTGGCGGTGTTAACAGCAACACCCCCGCTGTGGCTGCTGACCTGAACGAAACTTCGTTGGAAAACGCCGTGATTCAGATCGCTGCGTGGACGGACGAACGTGGTCTGCTGATCGCTGCCAAGCCCCGCAAACTGATTGTGCCCCCGGCACTGCAGTTCGTGGCCACCCGTCTGTTGGAAACCGAACTCCGTGTCGGTACCAATGACAACGACATCAACGCACTGAAGAACAATGGTTCTGTCCCCGAGGGCTTTACCATTAACCACTTCTTGACCGACCCGAACGCATGGTTCCTGACCACCGACGTTCCCAACGGTCTGAAGCACTTTGTGCGTACCCCGATGTCGACCGGCATGGACGGCGACTTTGACACCGGCAACGTCCGTTACAAGGCCCGTGAGCGTTACAGCTTCGGCGTCTCGGATCCGCTGGGCGTCTACGGCTCCCCCGGAGCCTAATCGAGAAGGGGGCCTTGCGCCCCCTTTTCTTTTGGGGTATATTGCTTCAAACCGGAAACCCCGGTGTGTCAGACTGATCCGGCAGATGCGTACACAACTGACACGCTGATCTTTGTACGAAGGACAATTCAAATGGCTCTCTCTACTACCCAAAGCATTTGGCGTTCGGGCGGCGGTGATCAAACTCGCACCGCATATTGTGGCTCTGGCGTCATGGCTGCTAACTTCTACATCGCTGACGGTTCTGCTTCTGGCAACGTCAAAGTTTCTTCCGCTTCTGGCGCTCCCGCTTTGGTTCTTCCCGCTGGCGCAGTCGTCTTGTCTGTTGTTGTCACCAACACTGGCACCGGCACCATTGACTTGGGCACCACTGGCTACAACAGCGGAACTGCGGCTCCTGCTGCCCTTGCTTCTGGCTTGGCCGTGAGCTCCGTGGCCACAATTGGTGTTGGCGCTGCTGTTACTGGCACCCCCACCACTGAGCTGGCTTATGTGACCTCTGCCGACAACACTGGCGGCGGTGGCACCATTGGTGGCTACATCACCTACTTCGTTGTTGATCCTCTGGTTGGTCAGCAAAACGTCTAAATAGGAGGACGCTATGTCCATTCAAACAGACGTTAAAGCCGCATCTTTGGCAGCCTCGGGCACGGTCTATGGAGATCGCACCCGGGTGCGTGGCTTGATCATTGAGCCCGGTGGTAGCGCTGGTTCTGTCGTGCTAAAAAATGGCGGTTCTAGCGGTACCACGGTGCTGACGATCAATACCACCGCTGGAGGCGAAACTTTCAATGCGCTGATCCCTGCTTCTGGCGTTCTGTTTGCTACAGACGTCTACGCTACGTTGAGCAACGCAAAGGTAACGGTGTTTTATGGCTAAGTCACCAGCATGGCAACGAGCAGAAGGCAAGAACCCCAAAGGCGGACTGAACGCCAAGGGCCGCGCCTCTGCCAAAAAGCAGGGGATGAACTTAAAGCCCCCTGCTCCCAACCCAAAGACAAAGAAAGACGCCGGACGCCGTGCGTCCTTCTGCGCTCGTATGGAAGGGATGAAGTCCAAGCTGACTGGTGAAAAAGCCAAAAAAGATCCGGATTCACGCATCAACAAGTCTTTGAGAGCATGGAACTGTTGAGGAATTAAGATGATACGCGCAAAAACTCCAGCAAAACGGCCTGTTGCGCCGGATCAGATTACTCCGTTGAGGCCACCCGTTGCGCCTCCTAACCCCGTTCCTCCTTCAAAACCACCTGTTGCGCCGGATCAAATTACTCCGTATAGGCCACCCGTTGCGCCTCCTAACCCCGTTCCTCCAAATAGGAGTAACCCAACAATGAAAAAGGGTGGCAAAGTGGCATCTGCTTCCAGACGTGCTGATGGAATTGCCCAACGTGGTAAAACAAAGGGTCGGATGATCTGAAATGGAACTGATGATATGGAACGCCTTGCTGACTACATTTCTTGGGCTTCTCGGATGGAGCTTGAGAGAGAAGTCTGCGGAACTTCTAAGGGTGCAGATACTCCTCAACCGAACGCGCGAGGAAATCGCCAAGGAGTATGTGACCAAACAGGAAGTCCACACCGACATCAACCGAGTGTTGGACAGGTTGGATCGGCTAGAAAAGAAGATCGATGACTTCATGAAGGAACAGAGAAGTGCCCTCAACTAGCAAAAAACAACACAATCTGATGGCGATGGTCGCTCATGATCCCGCCGCAGCAAAGCGCCTTGGCATCCCACAAAAGGTTGGCAAGGAATACGTAGAGGCCGATAAAGGCCAAAAATTTGCAAAAGGTGGAGAGATGAAAGAATCTAAAGCGATGGTGAAGAAAGAAGTTGGCTTCATGAAAGCTAAAGGTGCCCCCAAGTCCATGATCAAACATGAGGAATCTGAAATGAAAGCTATGAAAAAAGGCGGTTCTGTGAAGCCCAGCGCCATGGGCAAAGTGCGTACGGCTGCCCCCAGCCGCGACGGCATTGTCTCCAAAGGCCACACCAAAGGCAAACAAATCGTCATGCCCGGTAACAAAGGCATGAAAAAAGGCGGCAAAGCCTGCTAAGGAGCCAACATGCCCAATATGATGTCCAAAGAGGAAATGAAACGCCGGTACAAACCCCGGCGTCCCGGGACGACTTTGGAAGATGTTGTGACGCCTGAAGAGCGCAAACGTCGTGAACAGGATTTGCAAGAGGTCAAGGACGCTGCTGCTAGCGAGTCTGCAGGGGCTACCTACAACCAAATCATGCCGTCTCCCGACCGTTACGCCAAGGGCGGTATGACTGCTTCCAAACGCGCCGACGGCATCGCCCAACGGGGTAAAACTCGTGGAACCATCGTCATGTGCGGTGGTGGAATGGCCAAAAAATGATGGCCAGCCGTGGTATGGGCGCTGTAATGCCCAGCAAAATGCCCAAGGCGAAGCGTAAAGCCCGCCGGGATGACACTGATTTTGATCAGTTTGCCGAAGGCGGAGAAGTTTGGGATACCCCCAATCCGGCTAAGAAACACAAAAAACTTAGCCCCGCCAAGAAAGCAAGTGCCAAAGCTGCGGCAAAAGCCGCTGGTCGTCCGTACCCAAACCTCATTGACAACATGAGAGCCGCAAAGGGCAAGTAAATGGCAAATACTACCGGTACAGCACTCTTCAACCTTGACTTCACGGAAATAGCCGAGGAAGCGTGGGAGCGTGCTGGCCGTGAAATGCGTTCTGGTTACGACCTGCGTACTGCTCGTCGTTCCATGAACTTGATGACCATTGAGTGGGCGAACCGTGGCATCAACATGTGGACGATTGAGCCGGGCACAATCACGTTGCAAGCTGGCTTGAACACCTACCCACTGCCGACCGACACCATCGATTTGCTTGAGCATGTTATACGTACGGGCGCAAACACAGCGTCTACGCAGGCAGATCTAAACATCACGCGTATTAGTGTTTCTACGTACGCTACGATCCCTAACAAATTAGCTCAAGGCCGACCGATTCAGGTCTGGATTCAGCGCTATTCGGGCAATGTGAACCCCACTGGGGCCACTTTGGCGGTCTCGATTGGCACTTCTGACACCACAATCACCTTGTCTTCTACCGAGGGTTTACCCGCATTTGGGTACATAAATCTTGGTATTGAAACCATTTTTTACCAATATATCTCAGGGAATACCCTGAATGGCTGTGTTCGGGCTCAGAATGGCACAACCGTTGCGTCACATGCGTCCAACACCCCCGTGTATTGGAATCAGCTCCCCGCCATCACAGTTTGGCCAACTCCGGACAACACCACGACATATACGTTTGCTTACTGGCGCATGCGCCGAGTGCAGGATGCTGGGGCTGGTGCTGAGATTGCCGACATGAATTTCCGCTTCCTGCCCGCTGTTACGGCAGGTTTGGCGTACCACATTGCCATGAAAGTGCCTGAGTTGATGCAGCGTGTTGAAATGCTCAAGATGGCCTACATGGAGCAGTTTGAGCTGGCCGCTGGCGAAGACCGAGAGAAAGCCGCAGTTCGGTTTGTGCCTCGTCAGCAGTTCATTGGTGGGGGCACGCCTTAATGGGCAATCGTTTTGCGTCCGGCAAGTTCAGTATCGCCATGTGCGACCGCTGCGGGCAGCAATTCAAGCTCAAAAAGCTAAAGTACGAGGTCATCAAGACCAAGTTGTACCAGCTCAAGGTATGCGAAGAGTGCTGGGATCCCGACCATCCCCAGTTGCAGTTAGGTATGTACCCCGTAGATGACCCGCAAGCCGTGCGGGAACCAAGGAAGGATACTACCTATGTAACGTCTGGAGTGGACGTCAACGGATTCTCCGCTGGCGGTTCCCGGGACATCCAGTGGGGTTGGAACCCGGTGGGTGGGGCAAGTTTTTTTGACACGGGTTTGACCCCAAACTACTTGGTGGGAACGACAAGTGTTGGTACAGTATCGGTATCTTAAAGGAGCCAGAAATGGACAAGAAACAGGTTAAGGCAATCGCCGACAAAGAAGTGAAAGCACACGAGAAGCGCATGCATGGCAAGAAGATGGCCAAAGGCGGCGTGACCGGCGAAGCCATGCGCAAGTATGGCCGCAACATGGCTCGTGCCATGAACCAACGCGGAGGCTAATATGGCCAAATACAGCGCAAAAATGATGGGCAAAGAAGTGGGTGACGCTGGCGTTTACGCCGAGCCGCACACAATGCAAGGTAAAAAAGTCGATGCCGCTACCGTTCTGCCTGTGCAGACTGGCGCTAGTCGCATCAATGAAATGAATCCATCTGTTGGCGGGCTCAGCAAAGGCAACTACCCTGCTGCTAAAACTACGGGTATTGAGACTCGTGGCAACGGAGCGGCAACTAAAGGGCGTATTGCTCGCGGCCCCATGGCCTGAGGTACTTATGCTTTATTCAGAACTCGTCACTGCAATTCAGGACTACGCTGAGAATAGCTTTGACTATTCCACAAACCCTGACATTATTGATACGTTCATCAAGCAGGCTGAGCAACGCATCTACAACACGGTGCAACTTGCCAACCTGCGCAAGAACGTTACTGGCGTTCTGACTCAAGGCAACCAATACTTGTCGTGCCCTTTGGATTTTTTGTCTGCGTACAGCCTCGCTATATACCCGGCAAACGGTGGTAGCTACACGTATTTGCTGAATAAAGACGTGAACTTCATGCGGGAGGCTTACCCCAACCCAAGCACTCAGGGTGCTCCCAAGCACTACGCTATTTTTGGCCCAAATAGCACTAACCCCAATGAACTGACTTTCATTCTTGGGCCTACCCCAGACACTTCTTATGCTGCGGAGCTTCACTATTACTACTATCCCGCGTCGATCGTCTCAGCCGGATCTTCGTGGCTTGGTGACAATTTTGACTCTGCGTTGTTGAATGGTTCGTTGTGGGAGGCGCTCACCTACATGAAGGGTGAACCTGACCTGATCAAGCTCTACAACGATCGCTATGTTCAAGCAATTGCTCTGCTCAAGAATCTGGGCGACGGCAAGCAGCGTATGGATGCGTATCGTGACGGCCAAGTTAGGGTTGCTGTATCGTGAGCATCGTACAAACACAGACCACCAGCTTCAAGGCCGAGTTGTATCAGGCGGTTCATAACCTGACCACTGATACGCTCAAGATGGCGCTCTACACGGGCAACGCTAACTTGAACGCTGACACCACTCAGTACACGACGAGCAATGAAGTGTCTGGTGGTGGCTATGCTGCTGGGGGCGTGGTGCTGACTGGCGTTACGATCAACACCTCTGGGTACACCGCGTATGTTAACTTTAACAATGTGCAGTTCAGTGCAAACGTGACTGCGCGATGTGCCTTAATATACAATGCGTCAAAGAGTAATAAATCCATCGCGGTGCTGGATTTTGGCTCTGACAAAACCTCATCCAACTTTACCGTTGTGATGCCGACAAACACCGCCACTTCTGCGTTAATTCGCAGTTCAAACTAAGGAGTAATCATGTCAGTAGAAACTTCCAAAGCTTCAGAAACCGCGCATGGCCTTGTTCAAGCTGTTCGTGGGTCAACGGAAAGCACCCGCGCACAAGGCGTTTATAAAATGGCTTGTTACGATAAAGACGGCAACTTAAAGTGGGAAGAAGAGTTTCCCAATTTGGTTGTAAACGTCGGGTTGCAAGACATGAACACCCAATACTTTAACGGCAGTTCTTACACTGCAGCTTGGTATTTGGGTTTGATTATTGGCCCTGCTTCATCTACTAATTTTGCGGCGACTGACACAATGTCGTCCCATGCTGGTTGGACTGAATCTGTATCGTACAGTAACGCCACTCGCCCGGGCTGCAGCTTTGGTTCCGCCACCAGCGCTAACCCGTCTGTCATTTCCAACACGCTGTCTCCCGCGACTTTTAACATGAACGCATCAGTGAAGATTGCCGGGGCGTTTTTGACCAACAACAGCACCAAGGGTGGCACCACCGGCATTTTGTTCTCAGCCGCTGATTTTCAAGCGCCCGGTGATCGTGACGTTGTGAACGGCGACATTCTGACCGTCACCTACACCTTCAACCTGACCGCTTAATAGGAGCATCAAATGGCAACGAAATTTAGCAAAGGCACTAACGTCAAGACTCGTGCAGTTGTTCCTAGCGGGCCTGTTCTTGCGTTGCGCATGGATGAAGATGGCCAGTTTTTCTACTTGATTGAGTGGACGGACGCTGATGGCCAAATTCAACAGCGCTGGTTTGCGGAAGACGCTCTGACCGAGGCGTAAATGGCGTTCGTCGTTGCCGACCGTGTACAAGAGACTACAACGACAACAGGCACCGGCACACTAACACTGGCCGGTGCTGTTTCGGGCTCTCAGTCTTTTGCCGCGATTGGCAACGCAAACACCACATATTACGCAGTTGTCCATACAAGACTAAACGAATGGGAGGTCGGTCTTGGTACTTACACCTCCAGCGGCACAACGCTTGCCAGAACAACAGTAATTGCGTCGAGTAACAGCAACGCTGCTGTGAACTTTAGCGCGGGAACCAAAAAGGTATTCTGCGTTCAGGCCGCTCCGGGCCCTACAAACGACTCAAATTTAGCAATTGAGGACGCAAACGGGTACGCTTTTAGGGGGCAGGCGTCTCCTAATTTGTTGCCCGCATATTACATAATCTCTAACGGAGCAAGCGTTACATACCCGTCTAACCAAACGGGTTCATTCGCTGTGTTTACGTCAACACCTTCAATCACACTCAAAGCATCGACGTTCTACATATTTGAGTTGTATTACCTGCTCACCAAACCGGCAACATCAACATCCCACACAATTTCTTTGGCGTGGGGTGGTACCGCAACTATAACAAGCATTCAGTTTTCTGGTTATAGTTTGGCGCAAGGTGCTGGGATTGGGTCTGCTTATGATGCGGGGCCATGCGTTTTTGGTTCTGGGCAGACCGCAATTCAACAAATTCGCGCTGGCTACACCACCCAAAACACAACCGGCATTATTGCTAGGGGAGGCGTCTTAATTAACGCAGGTGGTACGTTCACACCGCAGTTAAACATCAACGTTTCCCCCGGCCAATCTTGGTCGTTACGAGCCGGTTCGTATTTCAAAATCACACCCATAGGCTCATCGACAGGTGGTAACATCAACATCGGGGGGTGGGCATAATGGCGTTCGTTATTGCCGACAGGGTGAAAGAGACGTCCACAACAACTGGCACGGGCACATTTACGCTCGACGGTGCGGTGTCTGGGTTTCAATCATTTGCGTCTGCAATTGGGAACGCAAACACAACGTACTATGCAATAGTTCACCAGTCCGCAACTGAGTGGGAAACTGGGGTTGGTACATACACAACCAGCGGGTCAACGTTAGCAAGAACAACCATCATATCTTCCAGCAACAGTGGCAGTGCGGTTAATTTCAGCGCTGGAACCAAAGATGTGTTTTGCTCTGTCCCAGCCACTAGATCCGCAACAAACAATAGCAGCTTGCTCCCAAACACTATTGTTGGGCAATCGACCCCCGGCCTTGCCATGCAGTATGCTGTGGTTGCCAACACCTCAACCATAACGTATCTTGCAAGTACAGCCATACAAAACGTTTTTACGGCCACGCCTAGCTACCCCGTAGCGGCAAACTCGTTTTACATTTTTGATTTTTGTTACCTGTTTAACAAAACTGCGGGTGCAACATCATACGGAATTAGACTTGGGTTCAATACAACGGCCACCGGATCGACAATCTCTTACGGCGGCGTAGGTGGATACAATACAACGTCGCCAAACTATTTTAATAGTGCAAACACTTTTAATTTTGTAAATCAAGTGTTTCAAACGACCACGCTTCAGTTGATTGGTTTTAGTTCTGCGCAAACAAACCAGACGCACGGTATTTGGGGGTCTGGACAATTTTCAACGTCATCAACAGCCGGTAATTTTACGCCTGTTGTGCAGAACAGCCTTTCGTCGACGGCCTTTAGTCTGTTACCGGGTTCCTATGTAAGAATAGCCAAAGTTGATGAGTATTTATAGGTCTAGATATGCCACTTGTAATCCGTAACCGAGTCCTTGAAACCACGGCCACTAACGGTACGGGGACGGTTACTCTTTTGGGTGCAAGTTCTGGATTTCAGTCTTTTTCTTCAATTGGTAACGGAAATACAACCTATTACGCAATCGTCCATCAAACGTTATCCGAATGGGAATTGGGGCTTGGCACATATACTTCTTTGGGAACAACCCTTTCAAGAGACACAATAATAGCTTCTAGCAACAGCGGAAGCGCAGTTAATTTCAGTGTAGGCACAAAAGATGTATTTTGTGATACATCTGCTGGTCGAGCAATCTATCAAGACGGTGATGGGTATTTGCGGTCTGGTCTTGTTGGGGCAAACGATGGCTTGATCGAGTCACCATTTGTGGATATTTTGACTCCTTTTGGGGCTAGTTCTGCCTCCGCAACTTTGGGCCTTACTGATTTTTCTAACGGCGCGGCGTTCACGGTAATTGCCAACACTCTGTATTATTTTGAAGTAAACATACCTTATAACAAAGGCGCAGCGGCGGTTTCACCTGTAATGCAGGTTCATTTGGTTGGTAGCGGAGGGGCAACTTTTACCTGTTGTTATGCTGGAGCATCTGGTCAAGTTGCTGGTAGCACGCAAACCTATATGGATACGACCGCAGATGGGTTTTGTATCATTGACCCTACAGCTACCAGCAATTCAGCGCTGCTTACCACGTCCGCTGCAATGGGTACTACGGCGCAATCAAGAGGCTATTTTGTAAATGGAACTATTAGAGTGACTGTTGGCGGAACCATTAAATTTTTGTTTTATCCGTCCGGGGTCGCATTTGGTTCAAATACGGGAACTTGGACAACATCGAACGGGTTGGTGCAAAAGTTTAGCCCTCTTGGCCCCATATCCGGCACTTCAGACCTCAACATTGGTGGGTGGGCCTAAACCATGCTGGGCTTTACACCTTACGCTGGGACAATGTTCAGTTCGGCTGACGAGATTCAGCCGCTGTTATCTACTATTTCAGAAACTGTAACCGCCTCAGAAACTAATGTTGCCGGTATTTTGCGTAAGTCGACGTTATTGGAGACGGCTACTGCCTCTGATAGCGTAGCGGCAACCCCAAACTATCTAACAAATATATCTGAATCTGTTACCGGTTCAGACTCGACATCAGCAATTAAGAGAATCCCCAACTCCATTAGTGAAACAATTCTGGCCAGCGAAACGATAGACGCAAGAGCATTATTTAATGCGGCTCTTTCTGCCAACGTCAGTATTTCTGACACTGTGGCCGGTAAGTTAACTTATTTTGTCGACATTATTGAGGGGGTAACAACACTTGACACCATCAGTAGCACGCAACAAATTGCGCGTAGTGTAGATGAATCAGCTACTGCTACGGATAGTTCAAGCGCTAGAGAGACATTCGCAACACTCATTGAACAAGGCGCCACTGCAACGGAGCAAGTGGCAACTCCGGCGTACTATGTACGGGATATTTCTGAAAATGTGCAGGCAAGTGCCGAAATATTTTGCCAAGGGTATCAACAGATATTCATGGAAGAGACAGCGCATGCAACCGATTCTATAGTGGGGAGCGCTCCGGTATTTGCTTTTACTACAGACAGCGCAGGGGCGACTGACACAACGTCTTCACTACCTACTCTAAATACAAATGTGTCAGAGCTAGTACAAGGTGCGGAAACCATAGACGGGTCTACGGTACCTTATGGGAATGTGGAAGAGACCGCTAACGCGCAAGAAGCCGCTACAGGGGGGCTTTTCCTTGAATCAAACATTATACAAAGCACTAAAGGTGAGGATTCCATTACCTCGCGGCTTACTACATTTAGAAGCCTAAGCGAAACCGCATCCATTGCCGACAGCGTTACTTCCGCTTCCCAATTCCTCGCCTATACTCTTGACGATGCGCTAGCAACCGAACGGCTAAACACCAACATTATTGCTTTTTGCACTGTCAGCGAAAGTGGTAGCGGCGCAGACGCTATTTCCGCAGCAGCCAACTCTCTGGCTGGTGTTATCGAAAACGGGATTGCTACTGACCTGCCGTCTGCAATCGTGGTGTATCCCACCGCTGTGTCAGAAACTGCCACTGGCAGTGACTCCATAGTTCCGGCCAGAATTGTGCCAAGGACGATTGTTGAAACTGCTCAAATAACCGGTGTTACGGCAGTATTGCCAAATTATTTAGCAAGCCTTGATGAAACTATAACCGTCTCTGACACATTTGCGGCTAAGTTTTTACTGCAAGGAAGTGTCATTGATTCTGTTTCAATGTTTGAATATAACTTTGCAGGTTTGCTCTACATCACTGATATAAGCACTAGCGTATCTGTATCGGACACTGTTAGCGCCCGCGCAAACTTTAAACCACAGGTAATTGAGAGCGCAACAGGGGCCGAGACCGAAAGCGCCCGAGCAACCTTTAGATCCAATATCATACAAACTGCCCGGGCATCTGATCGCTTCAACGCAAAATTTACCACTTTTGCGGCTGTTTCTGAAGCCGTAACTGGGGCAGACTCTGAAGTGGGTAACACGCTTCGTTTTGCCGATGTACAAGAAAACGCCACGGCAGCAGATGCAATTGCAGCCATTGTTCGGTACAGCCGCGCTGTGTCTGAAACTGTATCGGCTCTAACCCAAACATCGTCCCAGATTAATTTCAAATGTTTGGTGACAGATAGCGCCCAAGCTTCAACTACGGAAGCTGCACGCTTCCAAGCGTCCACACAAATTAATGAAAATGGCTTTGTTTCTGACACAGTCAGCGCCAAGCGTTTGTATCAAGGATTTGTCGATGAGTCGGTTTCGGCGCAGGACGTCGTTACTCGTAGTCTCCGAGTGTTCCTTGATGAGGTTGCTTACGCACAAGACACCACAGCATCAAAAGTTGCACTTCAGGCAGCAATTTCAGAAATAGCCATTTCGACGGATACGTTTTATCCGTACCACAATCTTTTGTGTCGAATCATCCAAACTGCTACTGCCGTAGACTATGTGGGTCAACGGCTGGCTTGGACTGCAATTGATGACAATCAGATACCAAACTGGCAAAATGTAAGCGACGGACAGACCCCGGCGTGGCAAGCAGTCAGTGACCAACAAACACCAAATTGGCAGGACGTTTCTAACGGCCAAACACCAACTTGGGGCGATGTAGACACCACAGAAGCAGCTAATTGGGCTCCAGTAACAACTTGAGGAACAGACATGTCAAGCACTTATTCCACAAACCTTGCCATTGAACTGATTGGTTCTGGTGAACAAGACGGGACTTGGGGTGTTACAACAAATAACAACCTCGGTACTTTGATCGAGCAAGCCATTTCGGGCTACGTAACACAGACAGTAGTAGATGTGCCGACGCCCACGGTATTGACTATTCCCGACGGCGTTTCTGGCGTTGCCCGAAACATGGCGATAGAACTTACCGGGGCGATAACTGCCACACGTACTGTCGAGGTGCCCGCCAACAAGAAGCTGTATTTTATTTATAACAACACTACTGGGGGGTATGTTGTTACGGTAAAAGTGAATGGTCAGGCTGGTGTGGCCATCCCCAATGGAGCAAAAGTTGTATTGGTGTCAAACGGCACTGATGTGGTTTCCGCAGTTAATTATTTCCCTTCGGTGTCTTTTGGTAACACCATCCCAATTACTTCTGGGGGCACGGGGCAAATTACAGCAACTGCAGCATTTAATGCGCTGGCTCCCAGCCAAACTGGTCAAGCTGGTAAGTACCTCAAATCTGATGGTACAAACTCTTCGTGGGATCAAATAGATATAAGCACGGCTGATATTACGGGCACTTTGCCCGTGGCAAATGGAGGCACAGGGCTGAATACGGTGCCTATCAATGGTCAGCTATTGATCGGCAACTCCATGGGTTATACCCCAGCTACTTTGACTGCTGGGTCAAACATCACCATCACAAACGGAGTAGGCTCAATTACGATTGCCGCTTCAAACTCTGGTGGTACAGTTACTTCTGTTGGGGGTACGGGTTCTGTCAACGGTATTACGCTGACTGGGACTGTTACTTCTTCCGGCAGTCTGACGCTTGGCGGTGCGCTTTCCAACGTTGACTTGACTACGCAAGTTACGGGTACTTTGCCCGTGGCAAACGGCGGCACCGGCGTGACCACTTCTACGGGTTCTGGTTCGGTTGTTTTGTCGACAAGCCCCACTCTTACCACGCCTAACTTGGGTACGCCCTCAGCGGTTACGCTAACAAATGCTACCGGTCTGCCCGTAAGCACCGGTGTTTCTGGCTTGGGCACCGGGGTTGCTACTGCTTTGGCCGTCAATACCGGCTCTGCTGGTGCTGTTGTAGTCAACGGTGGGGCGCTTGGGACACCCTCTTCTGGAACACTCACAAACGCCACTGGCTTGCCCATAAGCACCGGTGTTTCTGGTTTGGGTACTGGAGTTGCTACTGCTTTGGCCGTCAATACTGGCTCTGCTGGTGCCGTAGTTCTTTTTGACGGGGCGCTTGGAACTCCTTCCTCTGGGACACTCACAAATGCTACCGGTCTGCCCATAAGCACCGGTGTTTCTGGTTTGGGTACTGGAGTTGCTACTGCACTTGCAGTTAATACTGGCTCAACCGGGGCCGTGGTTCTTTTCAACGGTGCGCTTGGAACACCCTCTTCTGGGACACTTACAAACGCCACTGGTTTGCCCATAAGCACCGGTGTTTCTGGTTTGGGTACCGGGGTTGCTACTGCTTTGGCCGCAAACGCTAACGCTGCTGCAGGTCTTACAACCGGCAACGGAACTGCAACGCTCACCAACAAGCGAATTGATCCCCGTGTCACATCCACTACTTCTGCTTCTTCACTTACTCCTGACGTATCGGCAGCAGACATTTATGCGTACACGGCACTGGCTGCAAACCTGACAATCAACGCCCCCATAGGAACGCCTGTCGACGGCGATAAGTTGATCTTCAGGCTTTTGGACAACGGAACCTCAAGAACATTGACTTGGAACGCAACCTATACGGCAATTGGCGTAACGTTACCTACATCCACCACGATCAACAAAATGACTTATGTGGGATGTATCTATAACGCCGCCAATACTCGTTGGGACGTGATTGCTGTAACTACACAGGCTTAATATGGCAGACTGCGCTGTTATTGATAAAACAACCAACATTGTGGTCAACAAGATTGTTGCCGAGGTAACAGACTTGCCCCCAGACAACTGTTTTTTGGTTGATGTCACAAACCAATTTGTAAATATTGGTTGGGTATGGGATGGCGTAAATTTTATAAACCCCACTCCTGAGGAGTCTGTGTAATGCCAACAGTATTGTTAACTTCTGGCACGACTTGGACTGTCCCCGCCGACCTTGACAAAACGGTTAATGTCACTGTCACTGCTATTGGTGGTGGCGGTGGTGGTGGTCGTAGCGGTGATGCTGCAAACAGATGTGGTGCCGGTGGTGCTGGTGGTGGTGGATGGTCACAATCATCTATTAGCCTTTCTGGGATAACAACTGCTTATTACTCCATTGGGTCAAAGGGGTCTGGTGCTACATCTAGCGCCGCTGCAGGCAGCAATGGTGGCCAAACTTGGTTTAATAAATCTACAAATGCTGCCCCAACAATCGCCACTGATGGCGTTGTTGCTAATGGTGGAACCGGAGGGAACCCATCAAAATCTGCTATTGCTGGAGGACTAGGTGCGGCAGGTGGGGCAACTTCTGGAGCTATTGGAACCACTATTTATGCTGGTGGTGCGGGTGGAGATGGCGGTTCTCCAAATGCAAACGGAAGCACGGGCGGTGGTGGTGGCGGTTCTGCGGGTTCTTCTTTAGGAACTGGTGGCGCTGGTGGCATTGGTGGTTCAGGAACTTCTAACGGTTCTGGTGGGGGTGGGGGTGGAGGTGTAGCCAGCGCTGGTTCGAATGCTGCTATTAACACTTCTCCTTCTGCTGGTGCAAATGGCGGCACAGGAACATCTTCAACTGCTGGCGGGACTGGCGGCGCAAGCAGCACTACAGGTAACGGGACTGCGGGAAACGCTGGTAGCAATGGCTCTGGCGGTGGCGGCGGTGGCGGTATATCAACAAACACTACTACTGTTTTTACAGCAGGTGCTGGCGGTGCTGGCGGTGCTGGAACAGAATTTTCCCTAACTGTTGGTACTACTGCTGGCTCTGGCGGTGGTGGTGGTGGCGGCGGCGGAGGAATTAACGCTAACACAACATCAACTGGTGGGGTTGGCGGCCCTGCTGGTAACTATGGTGGCGGTGGCGGTGGCGGTGGCGGGACTGATTCTGGAACTTCTGGAAATGGTGGAGATGGCGCACAAGGAGCAATCATCATTACTTACACTGCTTTGGGGTCAGGTAGATTTTTGCAATTTTTCCCCATATGACAACAACTACAATCACTTTTAAAAAAGCCTGCGGTGGATGCACCGCTTGTTGTTCGGGGACTTTAACAGGTTCTGCCCACGGTATGGCTTTTTGGAAAGGAAGGCCGTGCCATTTTATGGGTTGTAATGGTTGCTCAATTTATAAAGACAGACCAGCCGACCCATGCAAATCCTACGAGTGCGGATATTTAAAGTTTGATTGGGTACCTCAGTGGATGCGCCCAGACCTGTCAGATGTAATCATTACGGAAAGAGAAACTAAAACACAAAAAATTCCGTACATTGAAGTGGCTGAATACAAAGGCAAAATGAACGCAGAAGTGCTGTCGTTCTTGTTCATGTCAAAGTTCAATGGACATTTCGAAAACTTTACATATCAGATAAATGGTGGTTGGAACAGGGTCGGAAGCAAAGAGTTTTTGGACGACATTTAAAGGGGACAACAGTGCATCATGGATCCAATCACAACTGCCCTTGCCGCGTTTGCGGCTGTGCAAAAGACAGTTCAGGTCATCAAACAGGCGCAAAAAACTGTTGATGATGTAGCAAGCCTTGGGCCGTTGCTCGGTCGGTATTTTGGAGCCAAACAGGAAACTGTAAAGGCGCTTGAGGAGGCAAAGAAAAAGGGCGGGTCATCTCTGGCGCAGGCTGTTGAGATTGAGATGCAATTGTTGAGCCAAAAGCAGTTTGAAGACCAACTCAAAATGATCTTCTTCCAGACGGGTCATGCGGACATCTGGGAAAACATCATGAAGCGAGTTCAAGAAGGCGAGCAAGCGCAACGGGAAGCCAGACGCAGAGCCAACGATGCCGCCCGTGTCAAGGCCAGAAAGATGGCTGAGTTGGTTAATCTGGTGATTGGAATTGTGCTGGTCGTGCTTTTGGTGCCGCCGTTGATCTGGTTGGTGATCCAAGGGGTCATGTTTGCAAAGGACAAATGATGAATTGGTCAGATGTACTCAAGGCAGTTATCCCAGTAATTGTGGCATCCTTGGCTTGGTTGCTCGGCCAAGTGTCCGATTTCTCTTTGCGCCTTACCAAGATTGAAGGCTCCATGCCTGCCCTGATCACAAAAGAAGGGGTGCCGACCGACAGCCCTATTTCAGCCGAACGCAGACATGCCCTGAAAGAAGAGATTTACAGGGACATCCACGCCCTACAAGTCAAAGTTCAATTGCTCGAAGAGCGTGAAAAGATGGGGAAAAAATAATGCTGACACTGTTCTCAACTCTCATTTCGTTCCTGATCGGCGGTTTGCCCAAACTGTTGGATTTCTTCCAAGATCGGGGAGACAAAAGCCACGAGATTGCCTTGGCGCAACTCCAGATTCAGCGGGAAATGGAACTGCGCAAACTGGGCTTTGAGGCTCAGGAGCGGGTTGAACACATCAAGACCGAGCAGGTCGAACTGGAAACCAAGGCCAGCGTGACTCAGGCAGTTATCGGTGCCCAGCAGGCAGAACTTCAAGCCCTGTATGCCCATGACACGGCGCTCAATGAGGGTACAAGCCAGTGGATGAAGAACCTACGTGCCAGCGTGCGGCCTGTGATTACCTACGGGTTTTTCCTACTGTTGTGCGGGATTGATGCGGCTTTGATCTACCACGGATTTACCAATAATGTCGGTTTTCAAGATATGGCCGACCAACTCTGGGATGACGAGACTCAAGCCCTGTTTGCCAGCATCATTGCCTTTCACTTTGGTGGTCGGGCGTTTGGCAAATGAATGTGTCACCCAAAGCCGTGGCAATGATCAAACACCATGAGGGTGTAAGACAAAAGCCGTACAGATGTCCAGCCAAACTCTGGACTGTAGGGGTTGGCCACGTTCTTTACCCTGAACAGGGCAAGTTGCCCATTGACCAGCGGGACGCTTTCAACATAAAGATTGAGGATTTCCGAATCTTCAGTATGGAGGAGGTAGATGCCATACTTCGAGCCGATCTGGAGCGCTTTGAGCGAGGCGTTGAGCGGTATATCACTGTTCCACTTACACAAGGCATGTTTGATGCTCTTGTGTCTTTCAGTTTTAACGTCGGTTTGGGAACACTCCAGCGTTCGACGCTTCGTCAAAAGCTCAACCGGGGCGATAAAGAGGGTGCTGCTGAAGAACTCTTGAAGTATTGCATGGCTGGTGGGAAAATACTCAAAGGGTTGCAAAACCGGCGGATTGACGAACGCGCCCTGTTTTTGTCGTAGGATCAACCATGCCGCTCAAAAAGATCATGTTCCGACCGGGGGTAAACCGGGAAAACACTCGCTACGCAGCCGAAACCATGGGTGCAGGCGGCTCGATGGCTGTTCAAAATGCCACCGCTGGCTGGTACGAATCGGACAAAATTCGCTTTCGTGCGGGTACCCCTGAAAAAATTGGCGGTTGGCAGCGCATTTCGACCAGCACGTTCTTGGGTGTGTGCCGTTCTTTGTGGAATTGGGTGACGCTTGGACTTGTGAACCTGCTTGGCGTTGGCACAAATCTGAAGTTC